TTGGGATTTTGTTTCTACCCCCTCGAATCCTGGTTCCTTTATGCATACCCTAAATGAAGGAAAAAATGTTGTTACATACGACTATACTAATGTTAATAAAATATTACACGAAATTCTTTGTTCTAAGGGAAATTGTCCTATTTTTTAGTTCTTTTTAAAATTATACATACGTATAATCGCAATGTGTCATGAATACCTGATATGACACCAATATAAATTACTCCCTATTACGATTCTTAATAATCGTATTTCACAAACTTAAATTTTGAGATTATGGCAAATAATGATTTGTTAAAAGAAGCCATTGCCGATGCTAAAGCCGTTAAGGAAACAGCTATTGCCAATGCAAAACTTGCTCTTGAAGAAGCTTTTACCCCTCATCTTAAGTCTATGTTATCTGCTAAGTTAGAAGAAATGGAAAAAGAAGACGACAAAATGGAAGAAGCAGCTCATGCTGATGACAAAGTCGACGAGTATGGATCCATGAAAAGATACGAAGAAGATGATATGAAGACTGAAGAAAAAGAGGATATGGATGAAGGCGCTCATGAAGAGCTAGATGAGATTAACCTTGACGAATTACTTGCTGAACTTGAATTGGATGAAGACGCTCGTACAGATGCTGAACAAGAAGGCTATAAGGACGGATTCGAAGACGCTAAAGACGATATCGAAGACAAACTTAAAGACATGAAAGTATCAGAAGGAAAGCATGAAGATGTTGACGAAGGATATCACGAAGATGTAGACGAAGGTATGCACAAAAAAGACGTGGATGAAGGCATGCATGAAAAAGACATGGATGAAGGCAAACACGAAAAAGATGTAGACGAAGGTATGCACTCTAAAGATAAAGATGATGTCAAAGAAGATGCTAGAACTGATGCCGAAGAAGAAGGCTTTTTGGATGGTATGAAAGACGAGAAAGAGGACATGGAAGACAAAGACGTAGATTTAGAAGATATGTCTGAAGATGACCTCAAAGGATTCATTGAAGATGTTATTAAAGATTTAGTAGCAGATGGAACAATTGAAGCCGGTGAAGATTTTGAAGAGGAAGATATGATGGATACTATTGATGTAGAGGATGATGTAGATGTTGATGTAGAAATTGACGAAGCAGCTCACATGGATAAAGGTGAAAAAGGTCCTGGAAACGAGGATGGTGACAAAGATGACACTAAAATCGAAAAAGAGACTGAAAAAATGAGATTCAAAGAAGCTATGGAAGAAATTCAAGAGCTTAAAAAAGAATTGAATGAAGTTAACCTTTTAAATGCTAAACTTCTTTACACTAATAAAATCTTTAAATCTAAAAACTTAACTGAGGATAAAAAAGTTAAAGTGCTTAAAGCATTTGACAAAGCAACTTCAGTAAAGGATGCTAAAGTTATTTTTGAAACTTTAAACGAAGGTTTAATGTCTAAATCAGAAGCTAATGTACTACCTAAAGGAAGTGCATCTAAAGCTACTGGAACAATAACTGAAGCTAAAAAACCAATTATTGAAAGCAATGATGTATACAATCGTATGCGTAAACTTGCTGGATTAATTTAAAATATATTAATAAACCCTTAAAAATAAAAAAAATGAGTTTAAATTCTCTTTTAGAAAGCGCAAACCCATATCAGTCTTTACAGTCTGATGCGGCTAGATTAGCTAGCAAATGGGAAAAAACAGGTTTGTTAGAAGGTTTAAATGGTGCCCACAAAAATAATATGGGTATTATTCTTGAAAACCAAGCTAAACAACTTGTAGTTGAGCAAAGCTCAACAGGTGGAGGCGCTGCTTCTTCCGGTACATTTTCTTCACAAACTGGAGTTAATGTAGGTGGACAGTGGGCAGGTGTAGCTCTACCATTAGTACGTAAAGTTTTTGGGCAAATTGCTGCTCAAGAATTTGTATCCGTACAACCAATGAATTTACCTTCTGGTCTGGTATTTTATTTAGATTTCCAATATGGAAGTTCTAAAGAACCATTTGGAGCAGGTACTTCATTATATGGTACTAGAGGTGCTGCAGAAGCTCCCTTTGGTAATACTAACGATGGTGGTCTTTACGGACAAGGTTTTGGATATTCTATTCAAAATACTGAATCTTTAGTTACTTTAAATGCTGCTGATGTTACTACAGCTACTTGGAGTGATTTCAATTATAGTGCTACACATTCAGGTTCAGACGCAGTAGTTGGTAAACATACTAGTTTCTTTAAAGTTACTGTAGCTACTTCTTCATTAGGATTTCCAGATGTAGAGGGAGTAAAAGGATTTAATGTATTTACTGGTTCTATGGCAACTTCTGTCATTACTGGTTCAACTGATCCTATTCAATTATCCGAATTTACTTCCTATTCAGGAGGAGGTGATATTTCATTCCTTATAACTCAATCTGCTTTTTCTACAAATGGTACAGGTTCTCTTTTGGTAAATTATCAATTGCAACCTACAGACCAATTTAGAGGAGATTTTGAAGCTGGAAATTCAGAACCTAATGATTTCAATGAAACTAGTCAA